GAAATAATCCCTTCATTACATTTGGTTTTGTAACTCTCCATGAATTGCGCTCTATCATCACTTAAACTAAGCTGGTTCCAGTCTTCACCACGTACGTTAAACATATAGCGCCGGAGTTTCCGCAATCTCGCAGTTCCTCTATATAAGTCGAGGTTAATTGAATATAGTAGCATAGTTTGTTTAGTACGCCACTCGTCCCATTCAGAGTCTTCGTAATAGGAATAATATTTATGAAAAATCCCTTGTTTCGAGTATAGGTCCAAATAAAACTTATTGTAATCTGTTAAGTCGTTCTTACTAACATAAGTCGAGTATTCGTGTCTTAACTTATCATGACGTACCCTACTTACTTCCTCGTCTAGGTAGCATACTATATTCTTTTGAAATTTATAACCCGGGTAGTTTTCTGTTATTTTCCGTACACAGTCATTCATGAACCATCTCATGTCCTCGTCATCTGGTGCAGTCTCATAAAAAGATATAAGAAGTTCAAGTTGTTCATTATAGTTACGTTTCTTAGATTGGTAAAAAAGCTTATCAAACAATTTCTTGTAATTCCACCTCACACCTCTCTCGTCATATCTCCTTTTTAAAAAATCGATATTTTCTTCATCTTTGTAATCAAAATTACATAATTTAAGTTTAGTATAAAGAGTTTCACTCTTTAAACCTAAATCATGTATTATATCATCAATTTTTGATAAGTTACTATGATATTTAAAGAATACTACTGCATCATCACCATACACCTCTACATCCATATATTTATAGTATTCTTCACCGTATATGTTATAACCTATTAGTGACCAGTAAATTAAATTTACATTGCAGTTTATAAGTGTAGTAAATGGATGACCTGATGGTACACCTTTATTTACTTCTATAACAACTCCAGGTGGGACTGCTACATACTTAGTTATTAAGGATGACGTGATAAGATATCTTATGTTCTTGTGAAGATCATCATCAGGTAAATTTTGAAGTAATAAAGTCGAGGCAATTCTAATGAACCTCTCATCTATATTAGCATCATAATTACGCCAATCAGCTTCTAGCTTATAATCGTACATTCTTTCTTTACGTAGTAGGCGTAAATACTTGTCTGCATCAAATTTTCCAGCTAAATGGTACCTCATCCTGTCGTCACTAACGGTGTTTAATGCACAATGAATACGCTGTGAAAACATAGTTAACAAAAGGGACATCGGGTTCTCAGTACACATAACAACACGATTACCTACAACTACATCTTCGCCATTAGTAAGTTCTACTTTAATATCTTTTTCACGTGATAAAGTTGTCCACAGATAACAGTTTTTTACCGGCTCTTTTTTAAGCTGGTTAAAAATGTTCTGTGCGACTTTTCTTGATACAAGATTACTCGGCTCTTTTGTACGTCCAGCTATTTTTGAAGTGTAATGACCAGGATATGCGTTAAGATTAACTCTTGTTGTTCCCCATACCTCATCATCACCGTAAAATACCACGCGTGGTGATATGAACCACTCAAACTTTGAGTAATTTAGAATATTTAATATCAACTCATCAGTATATTTTTCGTTAATTTCACTTTGCTGTAAAAATTGGTTGAAGTGTGAATAAGTAGCTTCATAACCACGTGAGTAGACTACTCTAGGTTGCTTAGCAGAATCAATTAATTGTGTAAAGAACGATTGAGAAGTA